GTATCGTGTTTAGCCAAAAAGTATGCAAAATTAATAATACCGATGCCCAATGGTCTAAATTCCTGTGTGGCCAATGCTGCTGCCTTCAGCGGATAATTCTGATAGCTTAACAATGCATCAAGACCTCGTACTGCTAAGGTACACATTTTTTCGAAATCTTTTGGGTTACGAACATTACCCCAATTAATTGCACTTAGAGTGCATAGTGCAATTCTGCCATTTTCGTCATTAACATCGTTAAGGGGTACAGTGGGCAAGTCTATTTCGCAACACAAATTACTCATTTTAATTGGCGCAACTGCCTCATTAAACGGGCTGTGTTGATTTGCATGGTCAACATTTTGTAGATAAATTCTACCTGTATCTTTACGCTCTTGTACAAATTTACTAAAAAGCTCTACTGCCTTATAAGTTTTTTTCCTAAGTTTTGTATTCTTTTCTGCTCGCTCATAAAGCTCTTTAAATTTATCCTGATCGTTAAAAAAAGCATTATACATATCAGGAACATCGTTAGGACTAAAACAGGTAATATCTTGTCCATTTACTAGTCTTTCGTACATTAATTTGTTAAATTGTACCCCATAATCAATATGTCTGACACGATTATCATCTGTGCCTTTATTGTTCTTTAATACTAGTAAATCTTCTACTTCTAAATGCCAAATCGGATAGTATAGAGTAGCAGCACCATTACGCACACCGCCTTGACTGCAGCTTCTTGTTGCAGTTTGAAAATGTTTATAAAATGGAATAACTCCTGTGTGGTATGCATCTCCGTTTCTAATAGGGCTACCAAGTGCACGAATTCTACCTGCACCTACACCTATGCCTGCTTTTTGGCTTACATATTTTACTATGCTGCTCGCCGTAGCATTAATACTATCTAAACTATCGTCTGTTTCAATAAGAACACAACTACTAAATTGTTTTTGTGGTGTTCTTACTCCTGCCATTACTGGTGTTGGTAAACTAATATCATGGCCGCTAATTGCGTTATAATAATCTTTTACCCAATTTAATCTTGTTTCTGCTGGATAGCTTTGGAAAAGTGTAGCCGATATTAAAACATAGGCCATTTGTGGAGTTTCGTAGATCTGTCCTGTAACGCGATTTTGTACCAAATATTTGCCACGCCATTGTTCCATAGCCACATAAGTAAAATGTTCGTCGCGTTCGTGATTAACAAAGCTATTGATTTGTTCCCATTCTGATTCTGTGTAGGCATTTAAAAGTCCTTGATCGTAAAAGCCAAGTTCAACATTTCGTTTAACCAATTCTAATACAGTACACGGAGTATAGTCTCCATATACTTGTTTTCTTAAATGATAATTAATTAATCTGCCCGCAACATATTGATAGTTAGGACTTTCCTCACTGATTAGGTCTGCTGCACTTTTAATTAGTGTTTCTTGTATGTCACTGGTTTTAATCCCATTATAAAATTGTATTTGACTACGGATTTCTAGTTCACTAGCACTTACACCTGTGATGTCTTTAGTGGCCCAAAAAACTACACGATGTAACTTTTCTAAATCTAATGGCTCTCTAGACCCATCACGCTTAATAACTTGTATATTCATTGATTGATCCTATTGTATTTGTTCTAATTTTAAATCTGTTATTGTTATTTTTTTCTGTAACCGGAAAGAAGATTGTATGTGTTTCTTATTTACAACGCTGTCATGTTCTAAATTAAGAACATATTTTCCCTGATCGACCCATACTAAATTATATAATATATTGGCTTCTTTATCATTATACTGTCTTATTTCTAACTGTGGTTGATGTGAGGTCAAGTATAAAGTATATACTATTCCCAAACATTTAGCAAGATCACAGTATACATTATCATATATTAATTCCCAAGGATTAGGCCAATCCTCTAATTGATCTACTAATAAGTAATATTTTTGGAATGGGCAGTATGCCCATAAATGATTTGTTTTTTCTATTGCTTCTGCAAGTGGCAATTTATTGATATCTAATCTAAAATTATACCACCAGCGAAGCCTATCGCTGGGAAATTCGTTCCACATAGAGTTAATTGATTATAAACTGATTGTATTTACTGTAAATGTGAGATTAGCATCTACACCTGTGCTAGATGTAGTTGCTGTAACTTGTGCATAGGTGCTACTAATAGTATAAACATTAAATGTAATGCCAATATTGTTAGTTTCTGTATATTCTTCGTCCCAACCTAGATTTGTCAACAATTGGCTTATTCTTAAAGACCCAACACGCACATTGCCTGCTCTATCTATTCTATAGTCTAACATTACGCCTGGTTCTGTAGAATCAAATACCATATTAGCAACTGCAACATTAGCTGTATTATCGTCTAATGTTTGGGTATAGCTAGTTACTCCTGGAATATTACTATATTCAGTTAAAATTTCTGTATTTCCTGTTTCAGGAGCCCCTTCGTCCAAACCACCATTACCTATAAACAAGCGTCTTGTATCTATACTCCAACCCAATTCAGCTGATGCTAATTGTGGTAAGTCTTCCTGTAGTCCTCTACGATGTTTAACTTGGCTAATTTGAACAATGGCCATTGCTATTCCTTTTCTATATTATATTTATTTGTCTGTAATACTGTTCTAATCTATCGAACCATTTATCACAATATAATTGAAATTCTTTGCCCTCTAAAGTAAATTCCTGGTATTGATTATCCGCACTACACATCAAAACTATACCTTCCTTAATATCTGTATTGTAAGTATTATTATGTGCCATGCTATAGGCACATAATTGTAGGAAATAATCCTGAATCCATTCTCTTTTTTTTGGCTTATTAGTTTGTTTAAAATCTAAAATAGCTATATTTCCTTTCCATTCTGCAATACAATCAGTTGTGCCCGCATAAAGGCCTTCGTAATACAGACTGGCCTCTATGCCGTAAAATTGGTCTACATTTTTAAGACCATTTGCTATCACTGTTTTAGCCATTTCATAGCTTTGTATACTATATGGATTGGTACCTGGTTGACCTAATTCTCCTGTCTTAATATAGTTTTCTAACCATTTATGCATTCGTGTACCGCGACTTGCAGCTTCTACAGTAATTTGAGTAGCAAGAGCCTCACCTTTACTTTTACGCCAATCTAATAGCCTTTTTTTAACTTCTAAGGGTTTTGTTTTGTCTAAAATAGTAGTAACACTAGCTACTTTTGACCCATTAGGTAAACAATAGTATCTTGCCCCATCAATACTTTGTTTAGAGAGAGTTTTATAATTGAATTTAGGATTTATCACTTTTAATTTTTGGCTTGTTTTAATGCATGGTTAAATTTTAAATTACTTACATATTGTTTAAAAACTATACCGTTTAAATGGTCTATCTCATGTAAAATACATCTAGCATCTATACCAGTAAATCTTCTACTATGTACATAATTAAGTTTATCACGCCAAGAAACTTCAACATAATTGCTTCTTGGTATTTCTAATCTAATCTTAGGAAAACTTAAACATCCTTCGTAGGATAGTTCATCTTCTTTGCTTTCATATAATATGACTGGATTATACATGATTCTAATGTTGTTGTCATCCTGTGTATTAATCGCTAATATTCTATATTGTACACCTATTTGATTAGCTGCCAATCCTAATGCATTTTCCGCTAATAAAGTATCAGTTAAATCTTTTTCTAACTGGTCACATTCTAGTTGTGGGTTCTGATGATCCCATAAATGAGTAGGAGTTAATAATATGGGATCGGGCCAAATTCTAATTGGTTTTATCATTATATTTAAAGTTTAAGGGGAAACCCTTAAAACTATTGGCGTCTTTTCAACGCTTTCTTTGCCATAGCCGATACCGTTTGTTCTGTGCCTTGTGGGCTTTCTATTGGTCCGCTCGGTTCAGAACTTATGGGTTCTTCTAAGCCTGGCTGTTGTGCTGGTTGTCCAACCTGCATAGTGCCCATGGGTTGATCAGGTGGCATTGCAGTTTCTGGAGGGGGCATGTCTGATAAATCTGTGCCTTGATCTGTAGATACCGTTTCTTCATCTGGCAATAACTCTATCATTTGATTCTTTTCAGGTTTAGAAATTAACTGTTGAAGATCTTGAGATTTAGCATAGGCATTAGCTAAATCTCTAAAGTTAAAACTTTCATAACCTACATTTTGCATAATAGTAATAAGTCTGCTTGCACTTATTCTAGGATTAGCATCTTCCGCATCAATTCTAGATTTTTCGTAAGTAATAACATCCATTAAAGACTTTGATGCACCTTGATCAAAGTCTTCGTTTAACTGCCTAGCAAATTCATAATAGCGCATTAACGCTTCTCACGCCCTAACGGTTTTGATCCACCTTCACCTGCTGTAGAAGTTGCAATATTATCTGGAATTTCTAAATCGATTTCTGCACCGCCGTCACCTAGGTCGGCTGGAGGCAAATTTGCACTCATTGGTGTAGGGGCACCTTCTTCGCCTGCAAGTCCTCTTGCACCCTGGTCTAAACTTTGTCTTACTGTATTTAGATTATCAATTAATGATTGTAAGGCCTGTCCTGCTGTAGATTTATAACTATCAGACTTTTCAGGCCCAAGTTGATCTCTAATACTGTCTAATAAAGGAGGCATTTGTTCATTTAACATCTTACTAGCATCTTCTAACATGTTTTGAATACTATCTACCATATCTTTAGCTGCTAACACTACTTCTGCTGCCTCTATTTCGCCTTCATTGATTTGACGACGAGTAGAAAGCCATTCTGTTAACCCTTCTTTAACTAAAAGCATTTCCATGTATTTAGGATTGGTCTCTAGTTGGCTTGCACCATAAGTTTTGCGTAATCCAATTAAATGCTCATTAATTTGATAACGCATTTTTTCTGCTTTAGCTACACTAAGGCCACCATAATTAATTTTTACACCAAACCTACTTTCCATAAGTTGGTTTAGTTTATGTTGTTTATTATAATTTAATTCGTTAAGGTTCATAATATTTTAATCCCAGACTTTAACATATTTAGCTCTAATTAAGTTTTTTTCTAAATCTTTCTTAGCACATAAAAGTTTTAATTTAATATCACTTAATTTGGCATTTATTAAAGACAATTTTAAAAAATTTGATGTTTTAATGTATCGTTTTTGTTTTGCCAATAGTATAAAAACTTCCTCGCTAAGTCTAGAATAATCTTTATCACTATTCATTATTCTACGAGAAAGTTCGTATCGATGTAATTTATCCATACTTGCAAATAAAAATGCTGCTTGTTTATTACTAAATTTGTTAATTAAATTATCACCTGAATAAACTGAAAATAATTTTTTCTTGTTTTTTGTTATTCTATAGTGCCCTACTAACCAACTATTTTTGCCTATTGGTACACAAATGGGGCGTTTAAGTTTATAAGTAATAAATTTAAGTTCTTGAGCAGCCCAAGACTCTATATGTTTTATTGCTTGCTCTACAACTAATTTACCTAGTTCTTCTTTTGAATACGATGCGTCCATCTTCTTTAATTCTTTTTAATATATTTTTGTTAACTAATTGATTTGCTATTAACAGTTGTCTATCATCAAAGTCTCTTTTTAGCCATTTAGGATTTTCATCGTCAAATAGCTTGAGTAAATCTGCTTCTTCATTGTTTATATATACAGAAAGTTTTGGCTTGGTTAGGTCAACTATTTTCATTTGTTAATTAAATTTATAATTAAAGTTATATTAGCAGTTAATAGTACACCTATAATAGTAGTTGCAATTGCTAAAAGTTGTTTATTAATGCCTGCTGTTTTACTATTGATTCCTTCTTTAATAGATAAAACATGTGTTTCCAATGTGCTTATTCTTTGATCTACCTGATCTAGTTTTTCTTCTAAACTTTTATATCGTTCAGCACATAACTCTACATGAGCTTCTAAATTAATTTTTTCAATACCCGTAGTAGTTGCAACCATAATGGTTCCCAAGAAATATCTTAAATATTTATCTTATGCTTTTGTTTCTGTGTGAATAAAAAAGGCACCAATTGGTGCCTTTTCGTCATGCATATAACAATTATTAGCTTAGGATGCTGCTAATTTTAATCCAACATCTGTAACTGCATTGATACCAAAGCCAGTAATACCTCTGCCATCAATAATTGCATTAGCATTTGCAGTAGTGAAGGTCTCTGATGAATCTTCCATAACTACACTAATACGGGTTGTATCTACCTGATAAGCTAAAACTGTGTTAGTTAAGCCAACATAAGCTAGAACTGCTTCAACAACTTCGCCAGTTCCCATTTGTGCTGCTACGCTGTTATTTGCTGTAAAGCCAATACAACGAATTGGCTTACCAATACCTGTACTAATTGGTACGCCAGTTGTTTCTGCACTTAAAGCTACATTGCCTACGCTTACAACTGTTTTTGCACTACCATTTGTTCTTGTAAAAACTGCCATGTTAGTTTCCTTTAAAAATGTGCGTTACCGCATAATTTTATTTATACAATTTTACTAATTTTTATCGTTTAGCATGTATTTGAGCACTAAAGCCAAGTCTATCCACAAACTTAACTCCACTAGACACATAGCCTTCCTGACTTTCTACACCTGTGTCTAGATATCCTTTTACTGGACTTGCTTGAGCTGCTTGTTCTAGTTGTGGGATTAAGATATTTTTACAATTAAATAATGCTGCCCACATTGTCCACATGGCAGCTAATCCTTGTTGTTGCTGTTGTAACCAAGGTTCTAATACAGAACGCATTCTATTACTAGGTGCCTTGTCCAGAATAAACTTATAAGACCTTTTAGTAATATCATTAAGATTGGAATTTCTAATTAGTTCTTGATTAATAAAAGGCCCCACCAAAGATGCAATCCATGTATTTTGAGCAATAGGCATAGTTTCAAATAATGCATTCACTGCTTGACTGTTATTGTTGATTGTTGTTTTTACAAAATTAATTTGGTTTCTATTTAATTTAAGTTGTGGAGTTATAGGCAATTTAGCTGGAATAATCGCAACATTTCCTTTGGGTTTTAAATTGCCCAATGTTCCATCTAAGGAAACTGCGTCCTCTGCACTTACTGAAGTTGCAGGTATAAATTGATGAACCGCTATTCCAACAGTTTTGCCCTGTAACATTCTGCCAAGTTCACTATTAACATCAATATTATATGTTAATCCTCTTGGGTTTGCTTTAAACACATACATTTGCTGATTGCCTTGGGCAACAGGGCTTAATGTATTACCAAATAACATATCTCCCCAGTAATATCCTGGAGTTTTAGGTGTGCTTTGTTGTAAAGACTGCCAAGCATTTGCAATTGCACCATGTAACCCACTGCGATCTACACCTCTTGCTGTATCATAGTTAATAAAATCTTGTGGGCTGAAAATTTGTCTACCAGACCCATCCTTTTTATCAAACATATGTTTGTCAACTACAATGAATCTGCCATTTGAATCCCAACCCCATACTATAGCAGGGTAACCATCATATTTAATTGTTATTTGAGCTGGGTTCTTTACTGTATTAATAATGGCATTAAGTGCATAATTTGCTCCATCTGTGCCATAAAATGCTGCAAGATCTTCTGGATGTGTAAGATGTTTTTTACCTACTTGGACCTGTTCTGTTAAAATTTCATTTATTCGCATATTAATACCTAGCTTATACTACGAGCAAACTTTGCAGCAAGAGCATAATTTAACTTGTCTTGTTGTCTTAAAAGCATGATTGCTTTTAATGATTCATCATATAAAGTAATTTCTTCCGTAGTTACTGGGTTTCCTCTTGCTGTTCCTGCTGCTCTAATTGCATTTGCTGCAAGCCTAGTATTGCTCCAAGGAATAGTTAAAGCATAACTTGATTTAGATGCCATATTCTTCAACAAATCTTTAATAAGATCTCTAAGCTGGTCCGGTAAATTACTATTGATACCTGTAGCCATTTGAGATATAATTTCTCTAGTACTACTAGCAGTAGTCTGTTCAACCTGTTCCAACATTTCTAAGTAAAAACTGTTCACTCCTGCAAACCAAGATCGTAATTGTGATAGAGAAGTTGGCGCACTATTGTCTATTTTTGTATCTAATAAATTTAGTCTTTCTGGAGTTACAATATATGCTCTATATGCTTGTTTCAGAAACTCCTTAGCCATATTAATAATATCGTCACTTTTGCCAGGATCTGTTAATTTCCCGTTTCTATTAAGAATGCCTTGCTTTATTAATTCACCAACAAACTTTTGATAAATCTCATTGGCTAATTTTGATCTTACATACTCTAAATTTGCACGACTAATGGCTGGATCAGACTTATCAACATTGCCGCCGGCGGCTTGCCAGGCAGCTCTGCCTAAAAACTTTATGGCATCTAAAACACCTTCTTTAATGACAACTTCATTTATTTTCATTTTTAAATTTTTTTACGCCACGAATAAATTTGGCTTGATCTTCGTTCTTGATACTAACCAATAGTCTTTTTTTTAATTCTTCGCTTTGTTCTTCAGAATAGTTTTCCTTAATAAAATTAAGTAAATTAATTGCACCCTGAATTACATGAGTAGCCCTACTTTCAACCAAGTTTTCTCTGTCTCTTAGTAGTCTAAGTGATTCTAATTCTTCTAATAAACTACGGGTTTTGCGAAGCAAAATTAAACTCCTAAGCCATTATATATTTATATCAAACCAAAAAACTAGTAAAATGCTAATTGCTTGTTTTCAAACTAGCCAACATTGATTTTAGCTTATTTGTTTGGACATCTGCATTAATTTTGCTGTTTTGGTTGTTAGGAGTACTCTCGACCCTACTAGTTGTTTTTAATTGATTTAAAATACTGGTAGTTTGTGGTTTAAGAGTGCCTGGAGTGCCTTGTGCATCCTCACCTGGATCTGTAATTCTTAAACTTTCTAGATCAAAATCTAAATCTACTTTTTGTCCAACACCACTACTGCTTCTAGTTTTCATTAATTGAATTTGATAACGGCCACGCTCACGCATTGCCCTACTAGTAAAAATACCAAATACATTATCTGCTGTATTAATTTTACTAATACCACCTGAAATATGACTATGGTCAAACTCAATTTCTTCAACTGCACTACGATTAAGTTGGCTTGCAGTAATCATAAGAATATTAAATTCTTTAGCTAAATTTCTTAGTTCTTCACTGACATATTTGTCTTTAACGAACAAATCATTTGGACTAACTTTAGCACTTACTGGCATTACAAGATCCAAGTAATCAACCATAATAAAATCTGTTCGTTGATTTGTTTGTACTTCTAGTTCTTTTAAATAAGCACGAATTTGATTCACATTACTTTGTGCAGGCATATATTTGATACGAAGACTGCCAGATTTTTTGCCAGCCATTTTAATTTTCATTTCTAAATTATCTAAGTCTTTAAAAATTTCTCTAGTACTTACATTAGCAATCATACTATCCATACGCATAGCACAAAGTTCTTCACTAAGTTCTAATGTAAGAAACACTCCATTTAGTCCTTGTGTGATCCAATTTATGCTAATGTTTTGCATGAAAAGACTTTTACCACTGCCTGAACCACCTGCAAATATATTAAGCTCACCTCGATTCATACCACCAAACAAACGACGATCTAATGTAGGCCAACCAGTACTGACTTGCCCATTGTTATTTTTAATCTTCATTAATCTAGTGCGTGGATCAGCAAAATAGTCTGTACCTAAATCTTTAGTTAAACTGATTTGTACTGCATCTTTGATTAACTTTTCAACTGGGTCAAAGTCACCTTTTTCAATTAAATCTGCACTGAGTAAAATTGCCCTTTCTAGTTCTTGCCTTTTAGTAAATTGTTCAAATTCAGTCATGAACCATTCATAATGATTCTCTGCAAGGTCTGGTATTGGTTTTAATTCTAATCCTGTTACTGCTTGTATTTGTTCCAGCTTGGGCATGGTACTGTATTGACTTACATGCTCTTTAATAAATTTGGCAGTGGTTTTTAAACTCCTATCAAAATTATCTGGATTGTATATATTTTGAATTCGAACATAACTTTCTGGATTTTGTAATAGCATTTCCAAAAAAAGTTTTTGCAGATCTGTATTATATTCTTTAGTCATATAGTTTGTTTATACTTTTTTGCCAGTAAAGAAATCTTTAACGAATTTGATTCTTTTGTTTGTAAAATATTATATATAGTGAATAATTTCCCGTATTTTACAACAGAATCATTAATATCTTTACAATTTTCTCTCCAGTCTGGGAAACTTACTGACCATCCATATTCTATGGCTTTGTTAATCATTTGCTCACCTGGCCAAACTTTTTTTCCATTTTTGTTTATTTGTAAATCAAAGTCTGGCACTACAATTACTTCTCTTGCTAATTCATCAATTAGGTTTGCCTGTTGTTCACTAATATCATTTGTTTGTGTACTAACACCATCTATACTCATTGCATCAAAAGCACCTTCACAAACTATTACGAATTTGCTATCGTTTTTTTGATTATCTAAATTAAATACAAACCCTGCTGGATGATTACTATGATATTTTGGAACAATACCTGAATTTAAAGCCCTAGCAGTATACCCTACTATTTCATTTCGGTATTTGAATGGGATAATTACCCTATGACTTAGTTTATGCTCTACTTCTGGGCTCCAATAAAACTCATATTTTTGTAATGATATTTTTCTATCGTAGATATATTGTACAGAATCTACCAATCCTTTATCATAAGGCCGTTCTGCTAGTTCATAAAATTCTACCCAGGCAAAAAAATTCAATGCTTCTTTGGGTAATTGCTTTGGTTCAAATTTTATTTCATCTTCGATTGGCAGTATAGTATTTGGATCTATTGTTTCTTTTATTTGCCAAGCAAGGATACTTAGTCGTTTTATTTCTAAAGAATCTACACCTAACCATTCAAGAAGTTTTCTAAATTTATAAGTAAGTGCTCTGCCTGGAATATAGCTAGTTTTGAATTTACAATTAAAGCAACTATAACTGATTTTACCATCAGGACTAGCAATAATTCCAGCTCTACCCCTTGTGTCTTGACTTTCTCCATTGTGTGGACAGCAAACTGCATTGAAACTAATCCAACCGGCTTGGTTTTGTTTTTTCTTGCCTGGAAGGATAGAAATTACGAATTCTTGAATAGAAAGTGACATGTTATTATTATAAACTAATATTATGTTGAAGTCAAAAAAAGTTAGGCAAATTTGATCATTGTAAAAATTACCCCGGGAGACTGGGGCAATTGCCCGCTAGAAGGAAATTTTAAGCAATTCTAACTTTTGTTGTAATGGAGCAACCATTGTTTTTGTATCAGCCTGGTCAGTGGTCTTTGCATCAACAGCCTTGTGATTGGGTCTATTTTCTACATCGCCAACAAATTCATCAATGGACTGTTTATCTTTTTTAGTTTTATTAAAAAGATTAAATTCGTGTCCTAAAAAATCTGCTATTTTCATTATGTATTCAAGAAAGTTGTACTGTTTTGATTTATTGCACTTTGATATACTGTGCCTATTTCAGTTAATGTGATTAATGTGCTTCCGCCATTGGCAGGTAGCACGCTAACTTTTTGCCCAATAGTACTTAAAACAATATCTGTAGGTCTATTTGCGGGAATAGCAGGTCCCACATTGCTGGTTAATGTTGCTGGTGCATTAATTGCATATACACAAGTATTATTTGCTACAATTCTGACCTTAGTAGTGTTTAAAGTGTTTGTGCCTGCAACATTTGCTGCAGTAGATGTTACAATGGTATAACTTGCCATGTCATAAATCCTGTTATTATATTATTTAGTTCTAGACTAATCTACTTATAAACCGAAGTTAGACTTCCAGGTTTAATCCATACTCCTGCTCCAATTGTAATTCCATTTCCTATTATTGTATTCATAATCCGTATGCAGCCTTATTTGCATTGTAATTTTGTAAAACTTGTGCCGACGATAGTGCTGCATTATATAATCTTGTGACACCTATACGACCATTCATCCATTGACTGTATTCACCGCCATTATATGATCCTATATACAAGTTTGCTGATGTATTCAATATACTTGAAAAACTGTGCGACACACTACCTACGCTGACTCCGTTAATGTAGGCTTCCAGTGAGTTAGTGGCTACATTTTTCCAAACATAAGTTACATGCGTCCAAGTGTTCAATGGTATTGTATAAGCGGGTGTGTCTACTACACTACTACCGTTACCTATTTGAGCATAAATGGCATCACCGATAATTCGTATACTATATGACACATCTTGTGCTCCGCCACCCGGATCAAATTTACCCATTACAACTTTACTGCCGCTACTACTGCTTAAATATACCCAGGCTTCCATTGTCCAATCACCACTACCAGGTTCCAATAGGGCATTATCGGCAATACTAATTTGACTGCTACTACCGTTATAGCTAAAATAAGGACTTGTAAAAGTTATATTGCTCATTGTTCCTGCTAAGGAAGTACTGGCAAGATTTGTTATTGCTGTGCCTGTACCTGGGTAACTTGTTGCAAAATTTGGGTCGTACCATAATATAAGATTTGATGTTACGATGTTAGGTAATGTAAAATTTGATAATTGATTATAATAGTTTTGCCTAATTTGTTCTTCGGTTAATTGAACATTGTACAGTTTTAAGTTTGCTACCTGACCCCATGGTTGACCTGCAGTATCGTTATTACCCCAACCCCAATGTGTGGTTCCTCCTGCTCCATATGCTATTGAACTGCCAACTTCTGTACCATTTATGTAAAATCTTTGAGAAGAATTAGTTCCGACCACTGCATATTGAACCCAAACATCTACCGAAGAAGCAAGGTCGTAATTTGAAGTTCTAAATTCACTATCCCAATATCCTAATGTATTTGTTCCATTAGGTATTGTGATTGGTGTGTATTTGGGTGAATATGTATAAAGTAATGTTCTAAATGATGATGACGCTATTAATCTAGCCCATGTAATATATGTATATCCTGTTGTCGGCAATAAAGGCCCAGTTCCATTTACAACAACTCTATTATTACCTGTAGTACAATCAAAGCATTTAACACCGTTCAACATAGTGTATACTGCGCCACTTAGTGAATTTGTATATCCATTACCAGACAAATCATTTACTGTTGTACCTGACCCGCTATAGCTTGCGCTTTGATTTGCATCTAGATACAGAACAAGACCTAATGTTGGAGCAGTAGCATCAACTACACGAACTCCCTTTATTGTTACACCTTGTATTATCATAACAATCTCTCAAAGCTGATAAAGTTATTGCTATAACTGCCGCCAATCATCATGGTAATACGATAAACTCTGTTGTTTGTGTTGTCTCTAACAACATAAATGGCAGTGTCACCTTCACTGCTTAAATTGTAACCTTGAATAGAAGTACTGGGTGTGGTTGTTAACGAAATGTTTCCAGCGGCGCCACCTGGGGCACCGACCACAAGACTGTAAGATGACGATACAAAACCAGTAACTGTTCCAGAAACTGTGGCCAAACTTAGTCCACGATTGCTACTTGTTGTTACCGTGGCTTTTAAGTTGTCCATTATGACAAATGTGCCAGCATTAACTATTCCACTCACACGATTGTTCAACAGTGTGCCTACACCGTCGGCGGCCTGGGTCAAATCAATGTAAGCACCGCGAGCTGCACCACCACCTTCAAAGAACCTGATTAGATCAACATACTGGTCGAGTACAACAGTGTTGCCCCCCAGTGTGCTGTTGGCTGCTTGAGTAAAAGCAATTTCGCCGCCTTCGTTACCGTTAGGGCCCGTTGGCAATGTTAGTGAACCGCTATTATCAAATGTCCAACTATAACTACCTGCAACTAAGGTCACATTAGGACTTGTACCAGTAACATTACCTGTGATAGAAATGTTACCACTAAAGTTATTGGCTGTCACATTGCCATTTACTACTACTCCTGTACCATTGGCACTAATGTATGCACCAGTATTAAATGTAATTTGACCACTGTTTGCTGTGAAAACAAGGTTCCCTGCTGTTCTTAAATTACCGCCAGTAATATTTCCTGTAACACTTGCTAAACCAGTAGTTATTAAATTGCCTCCTGTAATATTACCAGTTGTAACTATCGTATTAGTTCCAAATGCAGATAATAAAGAGGCTACATTACTGTCTCCATAGTTACCGACACCTCCGCCTAATCCAGTCAGAATACTTTGTCCATTTGCATAGTTAATACTTGATACATTTGACGGCAAGGCTAAATTGCCATTGTCGTTAAAGGTCCATGTTTGTGATGTTCCTCCAGTATTGGCTCTAAT